GTCTTAGTCTTGTTACCTGTCTTGACTGCATCCTTGACCAACGTTTGTTTCAGGTTACGAGTCTTCAACATCTCCTTTAACTCTACCTTGGTCTTAGCTGTCAGTAGTTCTATACCGTTCGTACATTCTATTTGTAACGACCACCCTGCTGGACTCTTCATCTCTTCCGTCTTAGCAGGAAACTCTTTCTGTAGTCTGTCTAATAACTCAGCACGTTTACTGGCAAGCTTCAGCTCTAACTTCTCTGCTTTCTCTACATCAAACGCAAACCCTTTCTTCTCTTGTAGTCGCATGATAAAAGCAAACCAGTGTTCTATTGCTAACATCTCACCACTAGGATTACTACCCATCAGATAGTCAAACAGGATTTGTGTTACAATTGTATCACGTTCACAGTACTTCCTCATCTCGTCGTTGTAACTATCGAACGCTCCGTCTTCCTCACCGTATGATAGCTTAGTCAACTTGTTCAGTCGTAACCCCCAAGCTTTCAACGAGTGACTACCAATAAGACTCTTATCAAACTTATTCCGTAAGAAGTCATCATTGCGTACATCTGCTACTATACACTTAGCCATGACCATCGTATCCAACACTCTAATCAACGGTGGATGGAAGCCGTACATCTTAGACAAAGCAGGTAGATCAAAGCCTATAACATTGTGACCAACGATACGTTCTGCTTTAGCTAACTCCTGTAGTCCGTTCTGTATACCAGCACCGTGATACGTAATCATCTTGGGTGTGGTAGGATCGTAGATGCTTAGGCAGTGAACCGTATGTAAGTCACTCAAGTTCGACCAGTCCTCAATAGCATTTGTTTCTATATCAAAGAATAGTGTTTTCATATTACTAATTTCTATCTAAGTCCATTAACACTGTATTTCTGTACCAATTCTCGGACTCCTTAAAGGATGCTTCTAACAGCCCCTCCAACTTCTTATCTTTGGAACATCGCTCCCACATAGCACACATTAGTCCAGTAACAAACACTTGATAAAAATCACCTCTATACGGTTTGTTATTGGTAACTGTTTTAAGTAACGAATCGAATAAGCTACTTGCATAGTTACATATAACATCACAATCCCTGTTGGTAATCTCTTCACTCAAAGGTCGTGTAGCCATTTCAGTCATTTCTTTTACTATCTTCTCAATTAATCTTTCTTCTTTTATCATATTTAGAATGGGTTGCTGCCTTCAGTATTTTCTTTTTCATACTTTTCGTTCACCGCATCACACACAAACTGTGCTTTTTCTTGGCTAACTGTATCAAGTTCCATCCATATCATATCTTTTAATTCCTTGAGTTCATCAGACAATTCAATAATCAGATATGTGCTAGAGAAACCTTTGAGTTCTTTGCTTGATTTTTTTAATAAGTATTTTTTCATAATTTTTAGAATGGGTTGTTAGTTTTATCTTCAAAGACATTACTGTCCTCTGTGTATCGTCCTGTGTCGTGGTCGTAGTGAAGTGTTAAACAGTGACCTGTCTCTCCACTAAACCGATTTTTTAAGACTCGCACTCGTGTTTCATTGGATATTTTGTCGGCTTGTTGGTTTCGTTCTAACCCGATTACCATGTCTGATAGCTGTGCTATAGCTTGACTACCACGTAGATGATGTAGACTTACTCGTCCTCCCTCTTCGTGTCCACTATCCACACGCTTTAGGTGAGACACTAGTATCATTCCACATCCTGTCTCTTCAACAAGACTACGCAGCTTGGTCATCGTGTTATCTATCAAACGTCGTTCGTCGTCACCTGCTATACCACTGATAACAATCGACAGGTGATCCAAGAATATCCACTTACAATCAAACCCTTTTATCAGATAACGAATCTTAGATAGCAGGTTGTCACTGTCCATACTTCCGAAGTGATCGTAGGTGTAGAACTTCCCGTTCCCTACTGTCTCTTCAAACGCTGGACGTAACGCTTCCACTTCTACTGTATCGTCTTCTAAGTGTAACGGTTTGTTCAGATGGATACCCATGATACCCAAGGCAGTACGCCTGACGGATTCTTCCAATGCTATGTATCCTACCGTCTCGCCAAGACCAAGCAGGTGGTGACAAATCTCACGACAGAACAAGGACTTCCCGATTCCACTACCCGCGCATACCGTAACTAGTTCACCTAGTCTTAGTCCGTGTGTCGATTGATTCAACCCATAGTATGGATATGGTAAAGATTTGTGACTTTCAGTATTACTCACCTGATCCCACAAGTCCTTACCGTTTATGATTCCGTCAGGTCTGTACTCTACTGCCTCATAAAGACAACTGACTAACTCCTTCGACTTGTACGCAGTAATCATGTCGGATGGGTCTTTCAGTGGTAGCTCTGCGATGTGTGCTTTACCCGGTGTTAACAATGCTGCACACTCACTCGCTCCCTTCCGTCCAACCTCATCCATGTCGAAACAAAAGATCACCTTGTCAAACGACTCCAACCAATCAATAGCTTGTGCCACGTGTTTCTTTGCAGCACTAGCTCCGTTGGGTACACTGACTACTGGATAACGATTGTCCATTGCTTGAGATACTGACAACGCATCTATCTCTCCCTCTGTTACAACAACACGTCGTCCTTTCTCTTTCCACAGGTGCTGACCGTACAGTCCAATCAACTCACCACGAACACTGAACGATTTGTTAGCGTATCGTATCTTCTGTGCCACAGGTTTACCGTCTCGTGTCTTGTAGTTAGCTATCTGTACTGCTTCCCCTCCGACTTGACCTACCCAGTACCCCCACTTACGGCACGTGTCTTCTGTTAAATTACGTCGTGGTATAGCTTTAGGTTCTCCACTCAGGAACTCTCTCGGTGTTGGTTCGCTCACTCTTCCTCCTTGTCCACTATAATTTTGACACACGAAACAATAGGTGCTTCCGTCATCGTTGACTGCTGATCCGTCACTTGACCCACACTTGTCACAGGGTTGATGCGTTGCTGTGAAAGCCATGTCTTCGGTATAATTTTGTTAGCATATATAATTCCTTTCTTCTCGCACCAACAAGCGTAAGTGGTGTCTGATCCCTTTCGTATCTTGTTCGCAGCGTTCATGAACACCAATCGTATATCTAGGTGTGGATGTTGCTCACGTACTAACAGGTGTTTCTTCCTGTCCTCGACTGTCCAAACTCCCTTTGCCTCTATGATAATACCATTAGGCAAGATGAAGTCAGGTGTGTAGGTTGATACTTTACGGTACTCTATCTTTAGTGTCTCGTATTCGAAATCGACACCACTACGCTTAAGTTGATTAGCTAGTTTAGATTCAAATCCTGACCTGTATCTATTGTTAGAAGTTCGCTGTGATCTCTTCGCTCTCTTCTTCCGCATCGAATGCTTGGTCTAAGGTTTCTCCTCCATTAGCAATGAATCCTTCTTCACTGGTGAATCCGAATGCATCTGCACTCTTGCTGTTAACACCTGACTCAGCCAGTTCTAATACTTGCGCTGCCACAGGTTCAAGCTTAACACCGAATCCAATAGCAGCTACATAGTAGAACCGAGGACGAAACGCTAGGTTGATCTTTGAACCACCTAAAACTAACACATCTTCCGGCAACGGATTACCCTCTGCATCAAACAACGCAACAGATAACTTATACTCACTACCATCTCTGCGTCTACCTCCAGCATCCACTTTAGTTTTAACAATGATACCGTCTTCGTCTTCGTTGATAGGTATGTCACGCTGCATGATCTTCTTACCTTCGTGCTGTTGTTGTACAGCTTGTAACTCTTCTTCGTACAACGGACGTAGTGTGTTCTTCAACATCTCAGCTTGATCTTTATCAACAACTAAGTCGCAGGTGAACTCGCCAAACTCTTCCTTCCACTTCTTGTTAGGATTGTTTAACCAAGGATACCTAGCTGTTCCTTTTACTTTTATTACTGGGTGTTTCTTTCGTGATTTTATACTCATATCTCTTAGTGTTTATGTGTTAAGACAGCAGATACATAGCTCGATCTATTTGCGAGACATCAAGTGTCCCAAGTTCAGGCAGGTCAGGCAGTTCTGCTGTCGGGTTGTTGTTTATTAACTCACATCTGAACTCTTTAAGTAAGTCAATAGCATAAATATTTTTGTAGGTTTTTCTTACGTCTTGGTGTACTTTACGTGCGTTGCAAGCGTGGGATATAAAGCAGTCATGAACAAATCCCATGTCGTACGCCATATCGTACGCTAGTGTGTGTACAACTGTTGCATCCAATCCGTGTATAAAGTTAGCAGTGATACAGTTCTTCTGTTCTCGTGGGTCGATGTCATCTAAAGGTGTTGTGTACCAAATTCTTGTCTTAATGTTATCAATAATTGTCCTTAACTCTAGGCTTTTACATTTGGTCATCTTCTGTATCACTTTAAATCCAAAGGGTGTAGTCCAACTCAGTTCTTTATTACCCATGCCTCCTGCACAAGCACGTAAGAATTTATGTACACGGTCAACGGACACTAACACTTCACGAGCTACCGTATTAAACTGTTCAGCTAGGTAATTTATAGCGTCTATCTGTTCACCGTCTCTGAATGGATGGTTGTCTCCTATCTCATGCAGGAACTTTTGTAACACATGGAAGTACGACTGACCGTATGGTTTGTTCATGATAGCTAACTTAGCCAGCTTCCTTGTAACACCATATTGAAACCACTGTGACGCTATGTAACTCTCCTTACTCTTGTCCTTCAGTCGTTCGTACACAAGGTCAGCTACCCACTGGTACATATCACCGGGTGGTTGGTCAGGTATCAAGTTACAATGTTTAGCTAGTCCTTCGTCACGTAACAACAAGTGAAGTATCTGCATACCATTGTTACTGCAATCCATACGCACAGGAAAGTGTGACACATATCCGTAGCCTTCGTCGTTAAACTTCTTGAACTCATAACAAAAAGCTAAGAATCCAAACGGTTCACTCGCTTCCTGCCACCAGTCGTTATCGTATGGGT